TGGATAATTTCCCTGTAAATTAATGGTTGCATTCATCGTTCCATGACCTTGTTGAAGTGTATCTATTTCATTGCCATCGCTGTAAGTTACAACATCAAGAGTTTTTACCCCATCATTTACTTGTTGAAAGTATCCATCATTATCATCACTGTAAAAATAAATTCTTGCGTCATGACCCTCACACGTTCCATCAGAACAATTTCTCTGAAATCCTTTTAATGAATTGTCATCCCCATGAATGTCTATAGTTACTTTATGACCACCTTTATCATAGGTATCTAAAGTCCAAGAAGTATCATTACGACCATCAAAGAAATATCCTTGACCCCACCAAACTGTGTTGTCTGTTCCATAACTTACATGGAATTGAATGTCATTTTTATTACAGGTTGTTTCTGAACAGTGTTGCCATAGTTTGAGATATTGATTATCGTAGTCTATGTCACCACCCCAAGCTGCACCTGATCCCCAACTTGGAGCATCATTAGCCCAACCCATTTCGTTGTTGTTTCCTGTCTGTTTTAAATCGAGAGTGATATTATCGCCATCCCCGATAGAAAAGAATATGTCATTATTGTGATGTGATTGATATATGGTTAAGTCTAGGTTATCCCCTTTTCCGACTTGTTGAATGTTGATCGCTAGATCATCACCGCCATATGCCTTAAAGCTTAGTCCTAAGGCAAGGACTAAAACTACACCTGTTAATAATTTTGCTGGTAAGTCCATATATGTATTTAGTTAGTCTGCTGGATCACAACTAATATATCTCCCCCATCGTTTAGGGTTATGAGACCCTCGTAGCCCTCTAGAATCGTCTCTAGCTCGACGCTAGTGTCCTTCTGAAAGGATAGTTCGATGACACCTTGAACATCCCTAAAGAATATAACACGATCATCTTCTACAAAAACGTTATATTGTGAGTCCTTATTGAATCCTATTGTTGCACCTTTTAGATTAAGACCACCTGTGCCTCCTCCTGCGTCTGCAGTTCCACCAACTGCAATCGAACCCCTGACAGCTTTATCTAATGCTTCGGTTATATTAAGAACATCCGTTAGAAAATCCACACTAAGTGCATCAATATCTAACTCAGTAAACTCTAAGTCTTCTTTAGTTTTATCCAATTCATTGGTATCTAACTCATTAAACTCTAAAAAGTCTACATCAAGTATGCCTTTATCTTGTTCTGCATCGTCTCTTGCAGCCTCTTCTACTGCCTGTTGAACTGCTGGTGGTGGTCTGACAATGAACATATTGTCAATGGTGTTAACTGTAATACCCAATATCTGAACAGGTCTTGTAGGACTTGAATCTAATGTTGCAACCATTGTAGCTGCATATGCTTCCTCTAATGTGACAACTCCTGCTGCATTCGATACCATTATAATCCCTGATGCATCACCAAATCTATCAGGTAATAAAATTACCAATGTTCTTCCTAATTCATCAATAGTTGTGGTGAAGTCTGTGCCACGGATTGCAATAGAAGCTGTTGGCGTCCTGATGTCAATGTTTGACTTTTTGATTTTTTGTCCAAGGCCGGAGGCAAATCTTGCTGTTCCCATTGCCATACGGATCGACATTTTAGATAAAGATGGATCAGGATCGTAATAGACTTCATCAATATAAACTTTGGTGTGTTCAGTAAGTGCAAGTTCCTCTTCATCTTGGAACTCTATTAACATCCTGCCATTAACTGTTTCGGCTAGATCGTATAGTTCTATCCCATAACCAACTTGGGATGCTGTTTGCGTATTGTTTCGTAGGATTGATCCTATTCCAGTAGATTCGACGATATCTCCGATGGGGTCGGCAGAAACCGTCCCCACCAAAAATATACTAACTATCGTTAGAAGCGTCTTTCTGATTGATTTGGATCGTTGCATTGTCTGAATCAATGTCCATTATGATTGTGGCATTAGGTGTTGCACATGAATTGCCTGCACCCGATACGCAAGTTCCGCTTATTTGGTTGATGTCTATATCACCACTGTCTCCTGTATAGTCAACAGTTTGTGTTTGTTCGCCATCCTTTTGTAGAACATTAATATTGTTACTGTTTCCAGTAACATCCCAATCAAATGTATCATCATCAGATTCGAAATCTAAATCGAATACGTTAGAATTTCCAATTACGTCTAGATCAAAATCAAGCCTTTCAGCTGATGAGACCTTTCCTTGATCTATATCAAATGTATTGGAATCTCCTGCGACTGCAACGTCATAATCAGAATCGTCTGCTGATCCCGAGGCACCGATATTCTGATCCCATATGTTTGAATCACCTGTGAAAGACAAGTCGAATGAAGACGTGTCCGCTATTAGTGGGCCAAATATTTGGTTCTGATTACCGATTTGATCAATATCAAATGTAAGCGTGGTTCCTGTAATAATCATTTTATCTGAGGATGAATTAAAATTCACATTCCCTAGTTTATTACCAAAACCAACTTGATCAATATACAGCGTCAAAGTGTCGCCGGTTTGATCAATACGTATCTCGTTATCATCAGTAGCAGCGAAAACGATACTTGTCGACAATAATAAAATCAAACTAATTAGTTTTTTCATTTTCGTTTGTTTCCTCTATAACTGATTGAAGATAACCTTTACCTTCTATCACCCAAAAACCTCTATCATGTCCTTGGTATATTAATTCCAACACTGCTGCTTCAATAGCAGCCCGTGTTGCATATGTCACTGACTCATTATTTCCCACTCCGTCCTCGAGCTCAAGTAGTTGTGTTCCTTGTTCTATAAACTTGAACACATCTCCACCAGCTCCATAAGAAAGGATAGTCTTTCTTGTTTGGACGTTTAATAATACTTCACCTGTAAGAACTGATACGGCTCTTACTGATATGGTCACAGCATCTTGACGATACTGTTTACTATAACCTAATCCTAGTGTCCGTGCGCCTCGTCCACCTGTCATAAGGTTAGTATCATAACCTATAATTCCACCCTCGATTATCATTCCTGCGAATAATAAAGGGCCTATTCCTTGGTCATTTGGGTCATTTTCAAACTCTTGACGAGCTGATCTAATGATCTGTCGTTCTCGAACAAGGTGATCTATACCCTGTCGTTCAACTACCCTAAACCATGTTCCGCCACCAGCGGTTTTAAGTGCATCAACTAACATTTCAGTTGCACCTTGTGTAACTGCAGTAGAGAATGATGCAATATTATCTACCGATTTTCTTTGTCCTGTCTTATCAGTAAACTGATAAACTGCAACAATCGGCTTCTCTTTTGCTGGTGGTAAGTTTAATAATTCGATGTATGCTGGCAGTCTTACTGCCTCAGGAAATTCTACACAAATATATTTTCTTGCAAATTGTTTTTTAAATCCAGTGAAGACATCTTTCTTGAAGCCTTCGTTCCAACGCGTGCAGTCCTGAGGATTTTCCGACCATTTTGGAAAGCTTGCACACCCCGATAAAACTAATAGTGTGGCTAGTATTAAAGTCTTTAGCATTATCCGTCACCACCGCCACCATCATCGTCGGGAGTCTCTCTTCCATAATCACTTCCAAAGTTACCTGCTCCTACAGGTATCTCTAGAATAGTTTCAGTTCCATCTTCGCCAATAATGGTTAGTTTGATATATTCCTCACCGTTATCTCTTGTAATAACCTCATAAGTGATGGTAGAGCCCTCGAGCACGAATGAACCAAATCTGACTGGGTTGTCATTTTGGAACATAGACTCTACCAACTGTTTCGCCATCTGAGCGTAGATTCTACTCTCTAGATTACGAATAAATTTTGCAAGCGTAGTGTTATCTGCTTCTCTTTCTGCTGATTTCCGTGCAGATTCAAGTGCATCTTCTATTTGCTCCTTTCTAGAAAACTCTTGGTTTTCTATCGTTAAGTAATGGGCTCCTTGACCCTGTTTACTAAACGATGGATTCCCAAATTTATGTTTTATCTCATCTGCAAATATTGGAGCTACTGCAAACATAAAAAAAATGGATAAAGCAATGATATTATTCGTTGTTAATTTCATATATTCTTTCTCTACTTACTCATTCTCTCATTAATTTTGTTGATCAAATCAAATGCTGATTTCATTTTATCTTCCAAAACCTTAATCCTGTAGTGGGATTGCGATAAAACGACAATAAGAAGCACAAATGCGGTCAACATTGGCCACAGTTGTGATAGAATTTCTAAGGCTTCTGCTCCTTCCATATCAATACTCGCTTTAATTCACCCTCAGAATGAGAGGTATAATTTACATATAACTATTTATTGATTGAGGAGTGTCATGGGCGAAAAAAAAGAGGGCCATGTAGACCCTCTTTGAGACATTTAAATGTTCAGTAGATTCTTATAAATCTGCGAATTCGTCGTCGTCGTCCAACTGATCTGAAATCTGTGTTATCACAGCTGCTTTAGAGCCGGATTTTTTAACTTTAAGATTCTTTTTTTCCGCCAAATCAATTAACTGATTCTTGGTCAACTTCTTAAGTTCAGATTTGGAAGGCTTGCCACCACCATTTTCTTGGGATTTTCTTACGACTCCAGTAGAAGAACCACCAGCTTTTCGCTTGCCTTTCTTTTTCTGATTTTCTTCGTAGAAAAATACACCAACAAATGCAGCAACTAGAACTATCGCAATAATGCTTCCTGTTTCCATACTATATTTCCTCGATTATTAAATTAATCCAGCAAAGGGTTTTTGTCCTTTGCTTTACCTATTGCAAGTGCTAGGATTTCTAAGTATTTATAACACTTAGCCCAGAGCTTATCGTCTTTAGGTGTAGGTGTTAAACTTACAACGATACTCGCGATTGTAATAATTATAGGTATAATTAACAAAATGTTCCAAATTCCCATAATAAATGCTACAAATCCTGACATGGTTCTGCTCCTTTTTATAATACAAACATATTTATGTTTTCGAAGCGTTCCCTATAGAGTATTTAGTGGTTAATTTCCACTCGGGTTTCTCTCTGAATGGGATGATTTTGATTTGGGATAGCGGTGCTGTTGGCGTTTTTATCTTGTTTTCGTCGACTAGGGATAAGAGCTTCCATTGTTCAAGCAGGCTCACGATGGTATTTCGACGGCCTATATCGTTTTCATCGATGTTAGTTGGTTTACCATCTAACTTAAATAACTCTTTAAAGTGGACAATGTAATACTTACCACGTTTATGTAATATATGACATGACTGAAATAGCTCTTTATCCTTCCTAGACGCTACACCAATACGTGATAGTGTTTCACGTATCTTTAAAAAATCATCTTTTTCGGGGAATGTGATCTCGACGAGATCAGCTACAATTACTTCTTGTTCATCCATCAATCCTGCCACCAATTTTCATTCTGTTTCTCAATTCACGTAAGTGTTTATCAGATAAGAGGTTGACATATTCTTTTGCTTCTCTTGTAGATATCTGATAATACTTTTTTATGACATCAAGTTTTTTACTAATATATGGTTTTACCCAACTTGAAAAACGTTGTCTTTTCCTTAAAGTATTTAGATAAAAGAGATATTGGAGCCGGTTGTCCATACTACCTCTAACGTTCATTTCATTAGCAAAAAATACAGAATCTTGGTGATAAGATAATGCTTTATTGATTAGGAATGGTTGATATGCTTTCTCTTCGATATCATCAACCATGATATCTTTTTTGTCGTAAGAGACCGACTTTACAAAATCAAAC